ATGATGAGCCATGACAGTTATATCAACGGCAACCTTGTTGTTACCAGAAGACAACTGGGATCAATCCGTGAGGTGCGAATTGATCCACTGGTGTGGGCTGAATCGACGCAAGAGGACACCTCACCCGCACTTCAGTCTCTTGAGCCCAATGCTGACGGTCTGGCAGATGCAGTTGTCTACGACCAGCTTGGATCTCTTACAGGACGTCTTACTGTCCGTTCTGGGCCGCAGATTCTTACACTTCGGCGAGACATGCGTCAAGTCATGCGTCCTACTAAGCGAGGACGTCGTCTACTGATGGTGGACTTTGTGTCGCATGAGCCGCGTGTCGCACTCTGTCTTGATGGCGGCGATCCGCCGCTTGACATCTACGGGTGGTTCAGAGAGGAGGTGGTACCGGGTGTCACAAGAGACGCTGCCAAGAATGCAATTATCTCGACACTTTACGGGATGTCTCCTTTCACGCTGTCAGAAAAGCTTGACTGCACTCTCGTTGAGGCCAAGGTCGTCAATGAGAGGGTGAGAGTCACATTCGGTCTCAACAAGCTGGAGAAGGAGCTGATTCGAGAGCACAGCAGTGCTGGATCAATTCTTTCTGCATTTGGACGCAGGATCAAACCGAGCAGCGCATCACCAGGCGTGCTTGTCAACTCCTACATTCAGAGCACAGCATATGACATTGCCATGGCGGGATTTCGTCAGATCCTTGACATGTGTGCTGCATCTCTCATTGAGCCCTTTGTGTTCTTCTACATCCACGATGCTATGATCTTCGAGATCCCAGAAAGAGATGAAGACAGGCTCCGTCGATTGCTGTCAGTTCCTATAAGCATTCCAGGCTGTCCTGGCAGATATTGGTTAAAAATCAAAGAGGTTACAGAATGAAGCCCGAGGACATCAAGCGTCTCTACGACAATATTGTCAAGATCATCCAAGTGACTTATGATGAGGCGACGTACCAAGACATCAAGTTCATGATTGATGACATGGGCGACATGTTGTTCATGTGCCCAGCTGCTGATCGAGACAGCAGAGGATTTGATGTGCCAGGCGGCCTCATGGCCCACATGGTCTCTGTTGCAAATCACGCTAGAAAATTAGCGCCTATCCTTGCGCCTAATGAGACAGCTGAGTCGATCATCAAGGTCGCACTTTTCCATGATATCGGACGCATAGGAGACCCATCTCCTAATCGCAGGATTCCGTACTACCTGCCTGAAGAGGACTCTTGGCGGCGTGAGAAGCTCGGTAAGAACTTCAAGTACAATGACCTGTTGCCCAAGATGACACACAGCGCTCGATCGCTGTACGTCCTCAGCAATTACGGCATCAACTTGACGATGAACGAGTGGATTGCAGTTCAAACTGCCTACGGATTTGGGCTTGAGGAGAATCGCTTCTATATCGGCGATGATCGCCAGCTCACATTGCTATTACAAACAGCAGTTCGAAGGGCTACGCTCGGATAACCGTAATAGTTAAGAGCATGGCTCAGATCAAACTACGTCGTCGTCCAGAAATCGATTACCCGTCAGGCAGAGGCGCCGGAGGCTCAACAGCAGCAGGCGTCAATACTGTTGACAGGCGTCTCGGCGCTACGCCTATAAGCTTTAGGCTGCGTGGTGCGAGCGGACAGCCCAGCTCATCTGCAGACTCTGGCTACTCTCGCTCAACAGTTCAGCGAGTCAATCGCGGATATGAGGATCTGAAGGCGGAAGAGGATGTCCCCGAGATCTCGTGGCTGAAGCAGAATGCTGAGCAGATGAATGCGATGGGCCTGACCCCTCGCGTTGTCGTTGAGATGTATCACATGCTGCAAAGCCATAAGCCTCGCAGCGCGGATGAAAGAAGAGTCATCTCCGAGATGAACAGGCGAGTTCTTCAGTCTCGCCGTAATGTTCGTCAGATCACACGCCTCGCTCTGCATGAGGGTGCAGTCCGTCGAAGGAGGCAGATCAACGAGTTTGCTGGAGTAGACGACTTTCTTGATGCTGGTAAATCCTTTCTTGGGGCGGGATCAGACGAAGAGGGTGTGAGCAGCGAGCCGAGCGAAGATGAGCAATATGCAGATATTGCAAGTCTTGGCGACCCAGATCTCTCAGGCGACGAAATCACAGCATCTGAAGTCGATGAGCTCGCAAATGAGGAGAATATCACCTCTGGCGTGCTTGCCTGCAACTCCCACTCGCTCGAGATCTTTCAGACATTTCTAGCAGTAACAGGTGTTGTAGGTGACATTGGAGCGTTCTTTGCTATTCCTATCGGCGTAGCAGCTGATCTCACAAATGCCTGCATCAATCTCATCTGCCGAAACTACTTCTATGCTTTTCTAGATCTTGTCGCAGTTGTGCCTTTCGTGGGTGATCTTGCAAAGATCCTGTATGCCAAGAGGCTTATCAAGTCTCTTGGTCTTGCGGGCGACATGAAAGCCATACGTTCAGGTGTGTCTGTGTCTGTACAGGTAGAAGACGCCAGCCGGATCATAGACGCGGTTCTTGCTGATCCCACAATGGGAGTCAAAGTCAGCAAGAAGATCCTTAGCCTAAAGAACACATTTAAGACTGCTGAGCAGATGTCAGCAAGGCTGGGAAATTTGCTTATGAAGGTCTTGAATCGTGCAATCAAGTACATTGAAGACATTCACAAGGCTGCTGCAGATGGGAACATCACTTCCAAAGCTGCATCTTGGATCTTCTCCAAGATGCCTATAGATGTCCTTACTATCTTCAGGAAGATTCGGACAGAAGGCGTCCCAGGCATCAAAGAGTTTATTGTTAAGCTGTTTGGACGCAAGAGTGTGCAGCAGACCGTTTCTGCTGCGCAAGTAAAGCACGCAGTGGTTGATAATCTTGAAGATGTGGATGGCACAGGTAGTACAGACGAGTTTCCTGAGGAGCCAAGCCTGACCAGTTTTGAAAGCAATTCACACATCTACGGCTTGTTTGATGATGTAGATAACAACGGTGTAGATGATGCCAAACAGAATCTCGGTAGTGCACCAACTGGTGCAGTTGTTGGCGAGGGGCGGAAGAGAAAAGGCAAAGTCAAGTCTCCTGCGAAGAAGCTCAGTCTCAAGAACGCAATGGCTGGAGATGACTCCGCTGTGGATGAGACAAGCACAGTTGCAGGTTCACTTGGCACACCCGGTGAGCCAGGCGCAGGTGGGTACATCACTCCACTGGGGATGAAGCCGTCAGGATCGAAAAGGAAAACGCTTGACCAGCTGATCCCAGGATATGAGTTCGTGGGAGGCGGTTATCCTTATTCTCGTTAATCATTAAATAAATGAGATTTCGAATGAACATCGGGCATTGAGCAAGTTAGACTGGTTGTGCGCTTCGGCGCGTTAACCAAGTCAACAAGGAAGCTACTCAATGGCACTCGATCTCGAAGCAATCAAACGTCGCATGGCACAACTCTCTGGTCGTCAATTTGGCGCTCAGTGGAAGCCCAAGCCGCCCAGCGAGCATTACGTTCGCATCATTTCCATTCCGGACAATGACGGCGAGCCCTGCGCTACTCGCATGTTCTACTACAATATCGGCAAGTTCCCGATCATTGCACCGTCTCAATTCGGCAAGGCCGATCCTGTTCAGGAGCTGATCAACAAGCTCCGCGAAGATGGCTCACCCGAGTCCAAGGAGCTGGCAAAGAAGCTCTATCCCAAGCCTAAGCACTATGCAGCAGTGATTGTGCGGGGTGAAGAGGACAAGGGTGTCCAGCTCTGGGGATTCAGCAAGGGCGTATACCAGTCAATTCTTGGTATCATGATGGATCCTGACTACGGTGATATCTCTGATGTCGAGAAGGGTCACGACATCAAGGTGACGATCAGTCAGCAGCCTGCCAAGCAGTACTGGGACACTGCCATCATGGCACGTCCGAAGCCCACGGCTCTTTCTTCCAATCAGGAAGATGTGAAAAAGTGGACGTCAAACATTCCTGATGTTGACTCGTTGAATCCTGTCAAGACCTATGAGGAGCTCGAGAAGGTCCTCAATGATTGGCTCAACTCGCCTACTGAGGGTAGCGGTGAGCAGGAAGAGAAAGTCACTTCTCGTCCGCCTGTTTCTTCCGTCAAGAAGCCCGGTGGTAAGTCACTCGATGATGTGTTTGCTCAAATTGAGAACAACGAGGATTAGTCAATGAAGAAGAAGCCTGTAAATGAGACAGTAGAAGGTGAGTCTGATGACTTCACCATAGACCTGATTAAGTCCCTAAACAAGGAGCACGGCAGCAGGATTGCCTACAACCTCGCTTCAGATGAGTCACCGACTCACGTTAAGAGGTGGATCTCAACAGGCTCAACTCTTCTAGACTACAACGTCTCGAACCGTAGAGACGGTGGGCTTCCTGAAGGTCGCATTATTGAGATCTTCGGCCCACCGTCCATCGGCAAGTCACACATCGCTCTGCAAATCTGCAAGACCACCCAGAAGATGGGTGGCATTGTGGTCTACATCGATACCGAAAACGGCACTTCTGTAGAGAATCTGCATATGCTGGGTGTCAATGTCAACCGCGGCTTTGTGTATGTTGACACGCACTGCACTGAGGAGGTCTTTGAGGTCGCAGAGAAGACGATCATGAAGGCCAAGGGGATGGCAAAAGATATTCCTATCACCATCGTCTGGGACTCAGTTGCTGCATCTTCACCGAAAGCCGAGCTTCTTGGCGAGTACGAAAAAGACACCATCGGCTTGCAGGCTCGTGCAATCTCAAAGTGTATGCGAAAGATTACCGGTATCATCGGCGATCAAAGCATTCTCTTTGTGATCCTGAACCAGATCCGCACCAAGATCGGTGTCATGCATGGTGATCCGACGACGACCCCCGGTGGCATGGCGATTCCATTCCACGCCTCAGTTCGAATCAAGCTCAGCTCTGGCATGCCGATCAAGAACAAGGCAGATGAGGTGATTGGCATTAATGTCATCGCCAAGACGATCAAGAACAAAGTCGCAGCTCCGTTTAGAACTGCAAACTTTGAGATCCACTTTGGCAGAGGCATTGTTGAGCATGAGCAGCTGTTCGATGTTCTTCGCGATGCAGGAGAAAGAACAGTTGGAGACAATATTCTCGTTGCATCGGGAAATGGTGCATGGAAAATCTTCACTGTCACCAGCATCTCTCAGTCAAAGGTGATCATCGAGAAGAAGTTCTACAAGTCAGATTTCAATGAGATGCTTGTAAGTCCTGTCTATGGACCCTATCTACAGGACCTCATCGAGGCTGTCATGGTTCGGAAGATGGGTGAGCCGCAAGTATCTGACATCGATGAGGACTCCTACGAGGAAGTTCGAGCAGCTCTCATGGACATCGCCGAAGACTCTTTAAGTACTTAGACTAGCGGGAGGGGCAAATGCCCTCAGACTCTGCCGCCTTGGGGTCGTCAACTCTTCTTGTTGACGGCCTCAATCTTTTTATGCGGTCCTACATCGCCTACCCTGCGATGACTTCTAACGGTCAGCAAGCTGGAGGCATTGTAGGCTTCATCTCATCGCTAGAAAAGATCATGCGTGAGACTCTGCCTACCCAGGTGATTGTAGTGTGGGAAAGCGGAGGATCTGCGAGAAAGCGACAGATCTTTCCAGACTACAAGCTCAATCGTCGACCTGAGAAGCTTAATCGCTTCTATGAAGATGATATCCCAGACACGGTTGAGAACAGGAACTGGCAGCTTATCATGCTCACACGCGTGCTTAAGTTCCTGCCAATGTGTCAGGTATACGTTCCTGACTGTGAGGCCGACGACGTGATTGGCTACATTAGCAGGTACAGAGTGGGCGGATCCAGAATCACTATTGCATCGTCCGATCGTGACTTCTACCAACTGCTATCAGAGAAGGTTCAGATATTCTCAATTGGGTCAAAACGAACAGTGACTCATGAGACGCTTCTCGCAGATATGGGGATCACATCCCAGAACTTTTGCCTCGCGAAGTCAGTTGTAGGAGACCAAAGCGACAATATTCCCGGTGTAAAGAGTGTAGGCTTTAAGACGCTTGCTAAGAGGTTGCCAAAGTTTGCAAGCGATGTGGACTACACCATAGATGATCTTGTGCTTGACTGTGCATCTGATGGCGGGAAGATTAAGTCGCTTGCTGAGATAGCTGCATCTGAAAGCATCATTCGACGAAACTGGCGACTCTGCTACCTTGACGTGGCCAACATCTCCGGCACTCAAATCGAAAGAGTCAATGGAGTTTTGGACAGCTACGAGCCCAACAGGAACAAGTTGGGAGCTAAGCGTATACTCATCTCCGAGGGGCTTCCAGCAAGTGGAATTGACTCTCTATTCTTTTCACTCAACTACGCAATTGGCACAAAATGACGCACTCAGACTCTTTCGGATCATTCTCCAAATACGGAAAAATCTTCCAAGAGAAGATCTTTCAAGGTCTTTTGACAGACAAGACCTGGGCAATGCAGATGACGGAAGTAATGACACCTGAGTTCTTTGAGCTCAAGTACTTGCGTTTTTTATCGGATCGCTACTTTCAGTATTTCACAAAGTATAAAGACTTTCCGACGTTGAACCTGCTGATCACAATCGTAAAAGAGGATCTCTCTCAAGGCACTGACACGATCTTGAGAGATCAGATCGTAGAGTTCCTTCACAGGATGAAGTCCAACCCCGACATCTCAGATCTTCAGTACGTCAAGGAGAAATCACTTGACTTCTGCAAGAGACAGACATTTAAGGGTGCCTTGACAAGGGCAGTTGAGTTGATCGAGACCGAGCAGTTTGATGGTGTTGTCAACATCATGAAGGAAGCAGTTGCAGCCGGTCTGCCTGCATCCATTGGACACGACTTCTTCAATGACATTGAGGCACGTTTCACGCGTCAGCGTCGCTTCACGATCTCAACCGGCATCAATCAGCTTGATCGCAAGGACGTTTTGAACGGCGGTCTTGGGAAGGGTGAGCTTGGTGTTGTTGTTGCACCGACTGGCGTTGGCAAGTCGCACTACCTTGTCTCAATGGGGGCGTCTGCTCTCAAGATGGGATACAACGTTGTTCATTACACGTTTGAGCTGTCTGAGACTGTCGTGGGAACAAGGTACGACTCCAATCTCTGCAGGATTTCAGCAACAGATGTGCCTGACTCACGCGACCTTGTTGTGGATGAGTACTCTCGCATGAAGGACCTCGGTCGTCTGATCATCAAAGAGTATCCCACCGGGTCTGCGTCGATCACAACACTTCGAAATCACATTGAGAAGATGATGCTGAAGGGTATTAAGCCCGACATCATGATCATCGACTATGCAGACATCATGCGATCATCACGCAAATACGACTCTATGCGACACGAGCTCAAGCTCATCTATGAGGAGGTTCGCGGTCTAGCGGTCGACATTCAGGTGCCTATTTGGACAGCATCTCAAGCAAACAGGGAGGCTGCTAATTCTGATGTCGTTGGCCTGGAAAACATGTCTGAGGCATATGGAAAGGCAATGGTTGCAGACTTTATCTGCGCAATCTCACGTAAGCCTAGCGAGAAGCTTCTTGGAGGCGCTCGACTTCATGTTGCTAAAAACAGGGCGGGTCGTGATGGATTTGTTTTTCCGATTAAGATCGACACCTCACAGTCTAGGATCGAAGTCATGGATGAAATTG